CCGTCGGATGCGCCCTGAAGGCCCGGAATTTCGATCTTAAGGCCGAGCAGTTTAATGCCCTGAGCCCTATCCTCAATCCAGTCACCACGGCTATCCAAGTCATCTTGAACGCCGCGAAGAAGCTCATACGAAATGCGCTGGAGCTCGCCCTGATCGATGTCGTCGACCAGATTGGCAAACCACTCTTGTGCCCTCTCAGCATCACTAGGGCCGTCAACTGGGCGGCCATCAAGTGATACGCTTATTGATCCATCGTCGTGTTCGATGCGTAGGATATTGCCCTTGTCATCTGTCTCAGGTTTATCTTGACCCTCGTCTATCTCGACCATAACATCCTGTGCGCCACCGAGGCCTAGCGGCTCTCCCTGTTCTTGACGAATATTAGGATTAAGCCCCGGCGTCATTGGCATGATCAATGTCCTTTGGCGTCAATAAGAAGACGCGAAATCTCTTCAACGAAACGGTCTAAGCCCTCTCGAGCCGCCATATTATCATCTTTGGCCTGTATATGGTAGGTGCGCACGTAGTCGTTGGGCTCTTTGCCCCAAACGGTTACTTTAAACTTTCCGAGGCCTTGGCCGTGNGCTGGNGGTCTTTCAATTATATCCACGACTGCGCTTGCAGGTATCATTATTCTTGTCCTCAATTATATGGGATAAAGCGGCTCGTCATTTGAGCTGACATGCAATCTACTCTGGTCTAGTTGAGCTGTATACTCCGCGCCGCGAACCAGTATACCGATATCTCGTAGGTGTTTTAACGCCATTGACGTAGTATCAACAAGGTCGTCGTGCTTTCCCTTTGGGAAGACAGATAGTTGGTTAATCACCATATCGGCCCAAGTTGTGTTGGGCATATGGATAATTCCCTCAGCGAATAGGTGCTGAACGCTGTAGAGGCGTGACAGCTTGTCTACGCCCTTTGGGTCAATAAGCTGGACGGCGAACTCCTCATGCCCATACATGCGGCGTAGTTCCTGCGCAACGCTATAGCCTGACGCCTTATTCTCGACGAGCAGTTTTAATACGCCGTAATTGTCCATCGTCTCCTGCACCTTCTCGACGAGCTCGTGCAGCTCGAGGCGCTCCGCCCAAGCATACATGAGCATCACCTTTGGCCGCTCTTCGCGATATTGCCTGTCAAGCGAGGTTATTGAGCCATCATATGCCGGCACGCGGTTGGCCTGCGCCATACCTTCGCCGCCAGACCAAACACCCCAGACCGTCATCGCGCTAGGATCGTTTGATGTTTTGGTTGTGTAGGCCGTGTCTATCGCGGCGATAACGTAATCAAACTGAGGATATGTTGGCCTTGTCCATTCTGGTATCCACTCGCGCCGAATCACGCCGCCGCCGCGTGGTGATGGCATCTGCTGGAACTGAGCGGCGGCAGCCCACGGCCCCATAATGATCTCGTCTCGCTCGACGACGTCTTCAGGAAAGCGCGCCGGGAATAGGAGCTCTCCCTCTTCTGTCCTTTTGTCTTCAAGACCGAGCATTGTCGGCTGAGCCCTTGACGGGTCGAAGCGCATTGGCAGAGAGATGTAATCGTAAGGCAGGCCGCGGTCGAGGACAGATCCAATGATGTCGTCTTCCGCAAGGCGCTGCTGGATAATGATGATTGCCGAGCGCTTAGGATTAACAAGTCGCGTTGGGATTGCCTCGAAGAACTGCTGGTTAGTTGTGTCTTTGATCTGCTGCGAGGCGGCGTCAGAGACAGACAAGATGTCGTCGCAGATGATTCGATCTGCGCGTGCGCCGGTTATTGAGTTGATGGCGCAACACTGACGAAATCCCATCGCAGTGTTTTCAAACTTCTGCTTTTGGTTCTGATCTTTTTGTAAGACAACATGCGGCCAGCGGTCGCGGAACCACTCACTCTCAATAAGGCGGCGCATCTTGATGCCGTCGCGGATGGCGAGCTCTTGACTATGTGAAACACATATATAGCGCAGGTGAGGCTTGTAGCACGGCCCCCATTCAAACGCCGGCCAGAAGACGTTTACAAGGAGCGACTTCATAGATCCGGGTGGGACCGCTATCATAAGCCTGTTATAGAACGACCCGTCGTCCAGCTCGCCTTCGTGCGTAATTGTTAAGAGTGATTCGGCAATAAGATCTATGTGCCAGTTGTGGATATATTCAGATCCGGGTTCTATGGTTTCCCACGCTTGCCGAACGAACTCAGCGAAGCTTTCTTCGCACTCGGCTCTTGTTATGTCGATGTAGCCTTGGCGCGCATCTACGCGCTTTCCAAACGCCTCAACTATTACTGGCTTTGAGATCATTGAATGATACGTCGCTGTCCTTTGGTATCAATATATAACCGTCTTCCAGCATATTTTTAAGATAGGACATGACAGCTTTTTCTACGTCAGTCTCAGACTTCGCGGCGGTTAATGCATCTTTGTGTGCCTCTATGATTGTCTTCAACGCCATCCAAAATCTCCTCAATGATATCCTTCTTGCGTTGTTCTACTTTGCTCTTCTCTACAATGTATGGCGTGTAGACTTCATACTCTTTTACAATCATCGCCGCACGCTCGCGCTCCTCAAGCCTGATGCGCTTCTCTAAAAAATAGAGATCATCAATAAGTGATTCGAGATGCTTTTCCGTTTGTGTCAATGTGTCGTCCCCTCAGTCCACATTGCCAAGCCGTGATACGATGCCACCTGCACTGCTTCAGCGACTATATCACCAAAGTTATTTAAGGCGCGCTGCGCATCTTCAGCTGAAGCAAGGTCATTGCATAATATGTAAGATGTAGTTGCCGCCAATACTTGAAATGCAGCCTCTAAATTTTGCATCTCATATAACATTTCTAAAACTTCAGAAACGGTTTCCGCCACTTCTCTCATTTGATGGTGAGAAAGATCATCTTCACTCATTTATCTGCATTCTTAATGGCCGACAGAAATATAGACTTCAACACGTCGCGCTGCTCAGGCTCAAGCTGATCTGCGTCGATCTTGTGCGCCGTCTCCATTTTAATAGCGCCGCCATCAGCGCCGGTTACTTCTGTTATGTGCTTTTCGCTATATTTTTTGGGAAACAAACGCGCAGCGTGCCATTGCCAAGCCGCCAGCTTTACGCGATCAGCGTTTGCAGTTTCATTGGTGGATTTATTTGCCATTTCTAGGATCTGCCACGCAACGTGATCTGCGAGCCCCTCCCTTGCACGCNTGATGCGTGTCCCAAATTCTGGATAATCGTCCATCCAACGATAAACCGTAGAGCGCCCCGGCATTGTCACATCATTGCAAATTTGGACGATGTGTTCACCGCCAATCATTCTTTCATATATAATGTTGGCAAGATCTTCAGAATATTTTGTTGGTCTTCCAACTGGTTTATCTACTTTTTTGCTCATATTAATATCCTAAAGCTTCCCGGTTTTCTCTTTATAAACTCATTAAATATGCAATCATCAAAATAATTAACAGCATCGTTTTTATTTCTGTAAAAAGATATCCATTTTTTTTCACATGCTTCCCAGCCATTAGTTTCTTCTATAATTTCCATTACAGCAAATTTTCCAGCTTCTTTTAATTTTCTATTCCATCTTACTGAATGAAATTTTTTCTTTTATCTGGATTTTTGTGTGAGTTTAATCTTTTTCGAGGGTTGTTAGTTTTCCAACGTAACAAACTAATCCTGTGTCTGGATCTTTTAGAATATATATAAACATCTCAATTACAATCCCTAGAATGTGTTGCGCAGTCTACGATCTCGCGGACCGGAACGCTACACCCAACAAGCACAGCAGCCCCGAACAATACTAGGCTATACATTGCAGCTAAGATTAAGAATTTCATAGTTTCCTGCATCATGTTGTAAGCCCGTAGCACGATATTATAAACATTATATCACACCACGGGCTGATTCAGCAGCTGAATTTCACTCAGTCAAAGTCAACTAGATCATCGTCTAGTTCTTCAACTTTGAATGAAGCCATTGCTGCTTGGCCCAAGGGGGTGTTCGCCAACATCCCCAAAGCATCCATATACACAGCCAAAAGAGCTTGTTCCTCAGCACGCTTCTTTGCATCTTGCTTACGCAATGCGATGATTTTCTTAATAATCTTAGGATCAAACCCATTCCCCTTTGCCTCGGAATATACCTCTTTGATATCCTCGGCAATAACGGCCTTCTCTTCCTCAAGCTTTTCGATTCGCTCGACGATCGCCTTGATTTGATTGTTAGTTGACATTTTATCCNCTTCTATCAAGATAATTTCAGTTCAGTAGCTTCATTTATTTTCCCAAGAGTTCCGACTGGGAAGGCATTAAACGCAAGGCTAACCCTGCTATGTTCACTCTCATTTTCTGGAACAGAGTGATGCAGAGACGACGGGAAAAATATCAATCGACCTGTTTCAACTGGATACGCCCACGTCTCTGAATTGAATATATTTGATTCTTGTGGATGAATGTAAATAGGATTTAAGGACATTTTGTGAAATATAATTTTATGGTCTGTTTCCACCGCATCAAGATACAGGCACCCAGAGATCAATGAATTTTGATGGAAATGCAGGTGATGCTGCTCACCGGGGGAAGATATGTTTATCCAAGACTGCGTTAGCTTTAGACTTACAGCTTCGTTTGGCTTATAAACATATGCAAAATACTTATCTAAACAATCTGTTATAATATTTCTTAGGTTCTTCAGCTTGGGTTGCTCAAGAATATATTGATCAATGCTGATCATATTGGCGACATTTCTTTTTAAATCCTGAGAAAGGATAAAATCCATTTCTTCCTGAGATAATTCAATTTTATTCATAACGCCTACTGGCGTAGGGAATATTGGATCAATCTCCATTTTCTTTTCTAGAATATTTGCCATTTTATCAATCTCAATTTCGGGTCTGCTCTGTATCCAATTCAATCTCGCCCATAATTATTTTTAAGTCAACTTCACTTTCCCACTTGACTGGTGCGAAAAACGCACTTATAAAGATTGTATTGAAATTGAGATTGACGGAGAAAACAAATGACTGACTTATCTTTCTCTCGCCTCTGGGGTTGGCAGGGTCAACGCGCTAGCCGTGAAGCAACACCATTCAACACAGACGAGGCGGCTCGCGCAATGCGCGACCAAGCCTACCGCGATGCAAAGCATCAGGGATTTCGTGCAAGTCGCTGGTCGTTGACCGGTCAATGCCGTCCTTACTGGGGATTTGGAGACCCGTGCGGGCAAAT